GCACGATCATACTTGTATCGCACCGGTGCTTGTAATTACACTCCGACAACTGTTCTGTTGATGTTGAAAGGGAGCGTGGTGGGACTGAACGCTACACTCTGTCTGAATTGCTGCATTATACTAGACACGTCACTGCCGAACATTCCTAGCAGGTCCCTTTCTAGGCGTGAGCTAACGGTTGGTCGTTCTAATAAGTGCCTGTACATAGGCCCGACTCTTACAGGTTGATCTCTTTGCACTCTGAAAGTGTTGGCACTTAGATATATACTTTCGTCGCTTTTGTAATCAAAAAGTTCATTCTATTCACAGTCGAAAGCTACTGTCACCGGTCCGTCGACAGATAGAGCCCCTTATATTATCATTAAGGTCGCAAATTCACATAGTGCTAGCGCGTAACCTGGATTATTCAATCTTGACAAAACTCCGTGACGTAAAACTTGTGTGTTTTCAACTATGTAACAACCTAATAGTGGTGCGACTTGTGCATATCTGAAAGCTTTTCTTAATATACCGCTTTCTGAATAACATGAATGTGGGCGTATCATGACTGAGTTTCCCGCCTGTAGCAATGAAAACATCAAGCCGTTGTGTCCTGAAAATTGGCGAGCAACGAATTAGTCCATAAAGTCAAGTCCTACTTTTGAGTTTTCTTGATTCAGAGGCTGAATAGGGTGATTAAAATTCGCATGTGGTGATGAGGTCACTATGAGTATTTTTCCAAAACTCTGCTATTACCAGACGTCCGATAGACGTTGATAATAACTGCCTAACACACTAATAAAAGCAGTGAATTGCGCATTTTCTCTCATTTCTGATGTAACATAAAAAATGCATTAATCGACTCCTAACTGTTTATCACGCAACTGTGTCTTTTCTATATACTCGAAGAGACCTATATGCTGGACTGGTGCGTTCATGATGTTAATTGGCCCTGTCCTGAACATGTTCCCATTGCCTCCTAATATGTTCATATGCTGATTAGGTGCCAAACCGTGCCCTCTGAGACATGCGTCAAGACTAACCGGTGCTCCTTGTCCTATATTCGAGTTTCTTGTCTAAATCTTTTAGTACATACCCATGAGGACACCTAAATGATAAGCCAGAGCTTGGGGTGTGTGTCTCAGTATGGCCAAATCAGCCCCTGACTGCGCCGCGAAGAGACTGACTTTCCCCTGACTGAGTGATAGTGCCAATGCGTCTAAATCTTGCTGTGGCGGCGGTATTGATGTTAAGGTATGTGCGTTGTGAAGCGTGGCTGTTATGGCATTTGAATTGATTCCAAAATCTAAATTTATCGCTTCATCGTTGTTTAGCAGTACTGGTTGGACTATGTTGGTATTGACGTCCGTTTTTAGTCTGATGACTAAGTTTGGGTTGTTCCAGTTGATCTGCTGACCCGCGTCTTGTTTAACTATGGGCGGCGGGAAAATCATCCCCTGACTAGCTTATAGAATATCTAAATACGTGCTAGTCCCCCAAAGAGGCGGTGCACCCATAGCTGTGAACTGCCCCTGAGGCGGTACCCAGACTGTGGGTGTGACACCCGTTTGTGGGTGAGTCTGTAAGGCTGACACTGTTGCTTTTAGCGGTCGGTCACCGTCCTGCTACGTCGCCACCTCTTTAGGAGGCGGCTAAGCAGGGATGCTGAATTGCAAATCAGTTACCTGGTTCTACATTCAGCGGAACTTGATTTTTTACATCTAATAACGATCTTGAGTGTTCAGCTCTTGATCTTCGATAGTAAAACGAACCTATGCGTGGAGCCAGCTCCTCCGCACTTTTTCACGGCTCAAACCCCGTAGAATTGCAGGCACTGAAATCACGACTCTAAGAGTCGCCGCTACGAGTCGAAAAATATGACCCAGCGACAATGCATCCTTTGCTCAACTTTGTTGCACGTAATAACAGTAATATAAAAGTAGTATTTG